GCAACTAGAGGGATCATTCCAATTAAACACGTTCTAAGAAACAGTAAAGTTTCAGGATGTTTTGTTGGTTTGGCAGCTCAATCTGCTGAGTGGGAAGAACTTCATGATCACTTGACGAATGGTGGTGCTTACACCAAATTCGTTTGTGGTGACTTCAGTGGGTATGATACTCAATTACCGAAATCTTTATTGGAAAAAGCTGCAGCTAGTATAGTGCAGTTGTACCGCGAAAATGGTGCATCTAATTCGGATCTGGAGTATTTGAGAGGTCTATTATCCTCTGTTGTGAGTCCAGTGATGATTTGGGAAGGTAATCTTCTTCAATTCTGTAATGGTCAACCTTCGGGACAACCACTAACAGTCGAGATGAATTCTATCATCAATTCCCTATTATTGCGTATGGCTTTCTTCACTATCATGGATGAACATTATCCTGAGATCAAAAATCCCACTTTTGGGAGATTTGTGAAAGATGCTACTTATGGTGATGATAACGCTATGGGTGTCTCTGATGAGATTCCCTTGTTTAATCATACTACCATTCAAGCAGTGTTTGCCTCTTGGGGTATTAAGTACACAATGGCTGACAAAGGAGCTGATTCAGTTCCTTATCAAACTATTGAAGAAGTCTCATTCTTGAAGAGATCATTTCGTTATCATCCGCAATTGGAGTCTATTGTAGCTCCCTTGGAAGAAGAATCCTTGAGTAAAAAGTTCTATTGGTGGACTAAATCTAAGAATACACCTCTTAACTTTCCTGAGCAATTTCAAGCTAATTTCGAGTCACAAGCTCGTGAGGCTTATTTGCATGGAGAGGAATTTTATTCAGAATTCTGTGCTAAATGTGAGCGTATAGTTCGTGCTTCTCAAGATGGAGATGAAAGGTTTATTCTTCCGTGGAATACCATTCAACCTCTTTCTTGTAGTAGTATGTGCTCTGCACTTAAAGATGCATACTTCCCTGGAGTAAATTAAGTGCTCCATATCTGTTATTGTAAATTATATTGTAAATTATATTATAAATTAAATTGTAAATTAAATTGTATACTAGACTGGGCCTTGTTTATGTTCCAGCGTGCGCAGATACGTGCACGTAAAGTTGAAGAATTCTTTGTGGGGTAGTTACTTGCTGTGGTTTGTGAGTTCCTCTACTCATACCACTGTAGAGAAAACTCACAGATCTTGATCCTCCTGTAGGATAGCCGTATTTACGGTAGGCGAGTCAATACGTCAAGAAGACAGAGGCTCTGTACACTAAAGAATGATGTATCTTATGTGTGTATTAAATAAATGTACATTAGTAAAATTGTAAATTATAAAAATATGCAGAGATGCTTATCTATTGGACGTAGAGCTACCAAACCTGCCCTAGTAACCGCAGGTGTACTACTATCCACTTATGAATTGTTGAAGCAGTCGCTGATGCAATCTGGTAGATTGGAAGAAGCCTTAGCTAAGGTGACTTCCTCCAAAATCGGTATCCATGAGGGTACCGTCAACTCGAGATCTGAATTACTCAGGAGGTTAAAACGTTATCGGATGTTATTCGGTATCGTCAATACTTCTCGAGAATCTCAAATTCTAGCTCGTCTTGAGCATGCTATAGAAGATATGGAGACTGATGTTTCTACAGGAGCTCTTAGAAAACAACCATTTTGTGTTGTGCTCTATGGAGAACCTGGCGTTGGTAAATCTTCGTTTTCTATTCAGCTTGCGAAAAAGTTGATGCATGGTAGATATGGAAGATTTACCTCTCACGATATGGTTACATTGAATGAGACGGATGAATACCAATCAGAATTTAGAACTTCCCACAAAGTTGTTCTGTTTGATGATATTGGTGCAGCTAAGTTAGATCGTCCTGATACTGCCAATCCATGGCGTAAGGTTATAGATTTTGTCAACAATGTTCAGAAAACTGCACTAAACCCTAATTGTGAG